GTTCATAAGCTCTTGAAATGCCGTAAGTAGCTACAAGAATATGAAACGGAGTGGGTAAAGTCGTTGGTTCAGTACTGTCACCTGAACCAGCCCCAAAAGCCGCAGCTTCCTTATAACCTCGTACATTTATTGTCGTGTTAGATGAAGGAGTCGGGTACAACCTTACGTTGTCACCCCAAAAAGACCACCACCACGGGTCACCTGAAGTACCCACATTCAATGGGTAAACCACATCACCTTCGTCACGACCAACAAAAGTAATGACATGATTATCGGTGCGTAACGCAGCTACTTCACGTAAACCGTTAGTAACTGACGCACCCACAGCAGCCAGCGTGTAATCTTTCTGACCGCCTACTGTTGTGAAAGTTGTTGAAACTTCCAGAAAAGGCCAGCGTTTCTGACTGTAAATAATACGGTCATAACCCTCACCTAAAAAACGATTTAACGTATCATCTGAAATGTCTGTCGAATCTATATCCACCACAGAACGGATATAAGTTCTCATTTCTGAAATTTGCATTTTATTCCTTGTGGAAAACGCATAGGTCACTGCCCGTAACGGGTCGCCCTTTGCAGGGGTCACCGCTACGAGTCAGCGCACTACACTTGTTCACCTTCTCAGAAATAGGTTTTTGCGTTACCGCAGTATCATTAACACGAGTTACATTTCTGTTATTCGGTCCCACCGCCGCAGGGCGGGGGGAAGCGTCACGGAAATTAGTATCAGATCTAGGTTGACCTGCTGGACGTGCCCCTGACTTATATGCGTAAGCAAATTCCCTACCCATGATTAAGCAGGTGTTATACCGTAGATGTATCCTTGACGGGAACGGTTGCTCACTGTCAAGTTTCCGTAGCAGAGAATCTGTGAGAACACAGCATCCTGGTTGGTTGGGCGCACAAACGGAGTAGGTTTGAACCATACGTCGCTGTGGGCTACCAACTGGAGATACTTGGTGTTAAGGAAATACATTTTTCCTTCACCAGAAAGAGTGCCATCAAAAGTGATTGGGCATCCCTTGAACAGAAGATTCTGGAACCCTCCGTCTGCCATATCGGTATCTGTGTAACGAATCTGTCCATCAAGGAGAGCTTCGTAAGCCTCGTACTGGCTTTGACCAGTTACGATGATTGTTGGTTGATCGTTACCAACGGAACAGTTGTTGTACATGGTAGCCATGGAAGCAACATCTATTGCACCAGCTTGGTTAGCAACTTGTGATCTCCACCACGAGTTGTCACCGTCAGTTGCATCAATACCAGCAAAAGCGGCCGAACCGTCATCATTGCCTAAACCGATGCAAGCTGCAAGTCCAAGCATGTCCTTGCCACTGTTACCTGTACCATTACCGAAAAGCATGGTGTTCAAGTTTTCGATAATTGTTTCCTGTGTTTGGAAGATTTTACCTTCCAACAGATCAATGATCTGTGCTTCGCCATTGTTTTTGGCTTCTTCAAGACCGTTGATTGTTACCGTAGCAGCATACTGTTTCCAATCGAACTCAGCGGCTGTCATGCCAGTCTGAGCTGTAGTGGAAATAGTATCTGTTCCTGAGTAAGAACCAGCAGTTGAGTTTGTTCCATAAATTAGAGGAACAACGATCTTCGCACCACCCGAAACACGCCTAATTGTCTGACCATTTGTCAAAGCGTAGAACAAAGGTCTAGCTGTGAAAATGTTGTCAGTCAGTTTAGGTATATAGTTGTTTAACGTAGTGGAGAGAATCTCGTCAAAGTTAGCGTTTCCCGCTGCCATTTTAATTTCTCCTTAAAAGGTTAGTTGCCTAATTGTTGTTTAGCTAAAGCAAAAGCCTCACGCAACGAAGAAGGAGGTTTACCTGAATCTGTGCTCAACGCACCCTCCTGAACGGATTTACCGCCCGATACGGGTGCCCCTTTCCTTTTAGCGTCTAAAGCATCAGCATCACGCTGTAACTGACCAGCGTAATTAGCTATAGTGCCAAAATTCTTATGGGCGTAAGCAGCTTCAAGGTTAGCGATTTTGTTATTTAACGCATGTTGAAACAACTCACGTTCATCAAACTCGCCGTAAACCCCTTTAAGTCTTGTTACCTCTTTGTCTAAAGCTTGTTGTCTATGCGTCTTCGCTTGATGAGCAACTTGTGCTTCAAGTTGCGCTACACGCTGTGCTGTCGGGTCCTCATCCTCCCAAGACATATCGTCTTGAGTTCCAGGGTTGCCCTGCACACCAAGTGCACCACCTAAAGCTTCCAGAGTCCCTTGCGGATCTGCTTCTAAAGCATTCACAATAGTCTCTGCTTGCTGCAAACGTTGACGTTCGGAAGCCAACTCTTGCGTCTTACGGGTGTAATCCGCTTGTCGTTGATATCCATGTTGAAGTTCCTCAAGGGTGACCTGATGCTCCGCACCATCAATCTTGACGGTGTAATCACCACCAGGTTCCATCGGTTCTTCTATCGAAATTTCTGAATTGTCCACTATTGCGGGTTCCGTTGTTTCTATGTTTTCTTCGGGCACTATCGCCTCCTAAGGAGTCCTATAAATTGGTTGCTCCTATTACACACCATAAACTGTCCCATATGGGGGATTAAAGGTTAGGTAATTCTAAACCCATCTGATTTTGTAACTGCAACAACAGCTCAGGAGGGACCCCACCAGTAGGAGCAAATGAACCACCCTCAGGTGTCATTGGCCCCATAGCCATCTCTGGCCCAACCCCTTGCGGCATAGGAACATCGCCCTGAGGTGGCGCAGGTACCTCACCCGCAATCTCCTGCTCCTGAGGTGTCGCAGGCTGCTGAATTAAAAACTTGGCAGGGTCTTTAATATCAAACCCTTCCTCAAGTATGTGCATAGCTAATGCAGCAGGATCAATAACAGTACCCACAAACGGGGCTACGGCATTCATTAAAGAAACCGCTTGCTGTTTACGAATCGTGTCGTTAATAGGTTGGGTTGAACCGCCTTCAACTGAGAAATCGTACTCGCCTAAAACCTCTTCACGAGTGTAAGGAACGTACAAACTTTCGCCGCCTTTCAAAGCGACTCTAGCCATAGCCTCACCAGTCATAAATTCTTGAATAAGTTGCAAAACACGTCGAGCTACGTGACCAATAGAGATTTCAACAATCGCAAGTTTGTCCGCAGCTCTAGCGTTTTGAGCATCAGCGATAATGGATGCTTCCGTCGCTGTGCGACGGATCTCAGGCATAGCGCCTCTCGCATATTCTGAAACACCTGAAACAGTATTAATGTCTTCTTCAATAATGTTTGAATACGCATAAATGTCGTTTGAAATAGGAACCTGCGGCATCGGTACAACAACCTCACTTAAAGGTTTGTTCTCATCCACAACAGGAACCAAACGACCATCCTCATCCGATTCTAAAGCTTCACGACCTTCAGGACCGAATGAACGCTCGTGATACAAATATTTACGAGCATATCTTTTTCTGTCATTCATCAACTGGGATCTGGTTTTATCCAATTCCAGTTGCAAAGACTCTATAGGTTCAATATCACCCACAGGGTAAAACAATTCAGGCACATCATAATTTCTTATCATTACGAAAGGCTGCCCGAAAGCATAAGGCATAGGTGTAGGAGACACTAAGAAACCTTCACCATTATCAGCGAACACTGACATTGTGTTAGCGGGAATATCATAATATTCCCAAATGACCACACGATCATCGCTAACAAATTCGTCTTTAGAATCCTCGTAATAACCATCCGAGTACATTGGGTTAATGTTTGCGTTAGCAGTCAACCCTCTGCGAATAGATGGGCTGTAACGACGATCTTCTTTAGCTTCCTCCAAAGGACGGATAACTCTTTGAGCTATCCAAGTGAGATCCTCCATGCAAGTAGCTTCAGGATCAACAAACATGTCGAAAGGAGAAACCCTCTCAACGAAAGGTTGATCTTCAACAACTGTCATTTCAGTAGTTGGAAGGTTAGCTGCTATCTCCTCATTAGTAGGCAACTCCCCTGCCATAGCAGGATTCTCAACAGCGAACATGTCTGCTTCCCCAACAGCCGTATCATAAATTTCTTCACGTTCACCGTCACCTAAAGAACGTTCCTGTTCAATGAAACGCCAACCGACTTTCAACCAGCCGTGACCGAAAATAAGAAAATCTTTAACAGAACGGCGGAAAGGCTTACGGAAATCGTGATGCCTCCACAAATGGTTGATAACAGCCTCAACAAAAGCAGCCTGGTCTTCCTCATTAGGATGATTAGCTTTAACTGTGATCTTAGGATGATTAACCGAAACACTAGGTGCTATAACATTAACCGTCGAAAAAGCCAAGTTGACAGCTATCAAATCCCGTTGAGCTGTCGTAGTTAAAGGCCAATGTTTACCACGGTACAAATCTATTAAACGTCGCCAAAGATTATCGTAACCTTCTTGGTCTCGCCAACGTCGTGAAAGATCCAACTTGTGTTGGAAATCACCTAACTGTTCAGATCTTGTTTTACGTGCCATTAAACTTTCTCTATGTTCCTGCCTTGAGCTTTCGCTTCAGCGATAACTTTTTGTTCCCGCTCATTACGAGTCAAGTGTATCTCATCAGGAGCTAACGCACGTTCACGCCAAGCACGATCCGTGTGTATTCGCAACCCTAAAAGCTTTTGTCGCCACTCCCACAAATCCAACAACTCATCATGCGTCTTAGAGCCTTTATGCTCTTCAACATATTTGCAGAACTCTTGGTATGTGGCCTCAGGAGGGAGGACCGCCATTGTTACGGACGCTTAGTATGCGGCGTGTAAGTATGACCAGCTAAACCAGGTTGTGGTTTAACATTAGGTTCAACCTTACCTGTTGTACCATGCTGATTAGTTGGTGTTTCACGAACAGTTTGTTCGCCATAACCACCAGTCATGTTCGCATACTTAGGTGAGTCAAATCTTTGACGAGGTGAATTAGGCTGTGAAGCATCCCATAAAGGATTAGTCACAACTGAACCGCCACGCTCCATTTTATTATTCTGACCTTTCGCACCATCGACAGTTTCACTGGCGCTAGTATGCGAAACGAAATTTGGTCTTGCCATTAGCAATCTCCTTGTAGATATATCTATAAACCTAGCCTAGGTGTCCCACGCACCGTATTAGAACCAATTCTCATAGCATCAGCAGGATCATTACTTTCACCCGTAGCCAACCTGCGGAACCAATCAACAGTCCAATAATCGTCAGGTTGCTCCACATATTCAGGGGCGAAAGCAAACTTTCGCATCTGATTAGCTAAAGC